AGGTCTAGGGTCTTCCCGGTCAGTAAAGACAGAAGCCTGAACTACAACTTCGGTCTCGTTGATTAGTTTGATCTCGGTGATGATGCGACCGTTCGGATACGTCTTCCAGAACTTCTGAATACGCTCTGATACCGGTTCGTAATTGCTTAGGTCGAAACCCATTTATTGCCTCCTGTTATTTAGTGAACGTAATGAACGGCTTGCCATTACGGGCTTGTAAGTTGATTACCTTCTCGCCTTGGAATAGACCATACTTAGTTCCATTCATGAAGGCAAGAACCGCGGACTTGTGTGCCTTAAATTGTGTCTCCCAATACTCGGACTCGGACTTAGCCTGGAGAAGGTTAGACCATAGTGATCCAAGCTCAATCTCACCCTCCTGGAGACCATCGGATAGCTGCCTAACCGTCTCATAGGTAGATTCAGAGCCGTCGTAGTCTGGAGCCGTATCTGTGTCTAGGAAGCCGTAGAACGCCTGTAGGCGGGTTTTCATCTCCTTGACAAGGGAATCATCCCGAACAACCTCAAACTCCTTCCAATCGCCTCCTGCTACCGCTACGACTATAGCCCGCTTTAGACCAAGGACGGATAGGTAATGTTGAACTTGAAGGTTATAGTGTTCTGGAAGCTGATCCCAATACATCCGGGAGAACTTGATTTCAAGGACTCCAAGGGAACCGTCTGCCCATTCGATTATGCCGTCCACGTTAGCCACGGACTTTGGGTCTTCGATGCTAGCCCAGGTTCCAGTCTGGTGAACCTTTAGCCATTCTTTATTGTTATCCGCGAATAGCTGTCTAATGACGGGTTCAAAGGCTGTCCCCATTTGCATAGCCATAGTTGCTGGAAGGTCTTGCCATTGTTTACCGGACTTCTCCATGAACAAGGTGTAAGCGGACTTCCAAGGGTTCTTATCCATTACGGACGCGATGTCGGAACCGCCGATTCCCCTGCGGGCTTCGTGCCATTCCAGACTGCCAGGCTCAAAAGTGCCTAGATACTTTGCGAAGCCTAGAGCTTCGATTTTCTGTGTGATCTCCATGCCGTCATCCTAATAGATGATTCGGACATTTACTTCTTAGGCTTGCCGGGTTTTGCGTTAGCTATTTTGCCGAAGGACTTGTTGATTTCATCTGGATCGATTTTGCCGTCTGCCAGGTAAGCCCTAGCTAGTTCTTGGGATACATCGATGATTCCAGCGAACGCTGCCATCGCAATAGCCTGGGTAACTTCTAGGCCAATTGCAGCTCCACCCACGAAGATTCCAGTCACCTTTAGAATGATGACCGCTAAAGTTCTACGGATAATGTCTAGCCACATAGTTAGCTCACCTTCAATACTTGACCTATAGAGATTTTGTTCTTGTCTTTGATTTTGTTTAGTTTGACTAGCTCTGCAACTGTAGATCCATGAGCTTTGGCTATCTTGGTTAGTGTGTCACCCTTGACTACGGTGTAAGTGTTTGCAGCCTTCTTAGGCTTTGCAGGAGCTTTGGGTTTTGCTGGCTCTTTGGCAGAAGTGCTAATTAGCATTTTCTCGAAGTCTAAGTTGCCGTCTCCCATAGTTGGAGATCCACCCTTGCGGAATGATAAGTGCAAGTGCGCTCCGTAGCCTCTTTCGGAACCTAAACCCGAAGCACCGGATAGACCAATTCTTTGACCTTGTTTGACTTCTTGACCTTCAATTACCTCGATTGTGTGTAGGTGTAAGAAGTCTGCATTGAATCCTCCAGGAAAGCTCATAAAGATCATTCGGCCACCAGAACCTCGGAAGGTCGGAACGATTCCGGTAACAATTCCATCTGCCGGAGCAACGACTACTGTCCCAAAAGGAACTCCGTAGTCTGTGCCAGGGTTGCGCGATGGTGGGTTAGTCCGTGCTTTATGTCCGTCAAAGCTGTCGGTAATGTTGCCTTCTACTGGTCTAATCCAAGTTGCCATTATCTTACAATCCTTTGATTTACTGTTATTACGCCGTGACTTACAATTCTTACATCTCCGGTCGCAGTATTGTAAACCTCGATTGCGTAGACATAGTTAGAGTCTCGGAGTAATACTGTTTGCTCCGGTGTCAAGGTCATGTTGATTACGTAAGTTCCTACGGTGATAGTTGGGATGAACTCTAGAACCAAAGGCGAGAAGGTAGAGCTGCGAACCTGTCCCCTAGCAACGTAGCCAGTTAGATTTACAACTGATCCGTCTACCTTGTAAGTAAACTGCCTAGTAAACTTGCCACCTGCGTCTACTGTGAAGTTATTTTGAACGCTTGCCATTAGAAGGCTCCAATCGTTGTAGTCAATAAACCAATCATTGAAATAATCGCTGCACCTAGTCCTGCGTAAGCTATCTTTTCAATCCAAAATAATCTAGCAAGTGTGAGCTCGACCTCACGAAGACGGTCTGGAACATCATCCAGGTGATCTAGCTTCTGTAGAACCTTGACTAGAATCTCGCCGTGCTCGAGTTGCTTCTTGTAGATGTCAGCTTGCGTTATGCGAACCGAAGTAGTTTCCTCGGCCATTATGCAGTTAGCCCGAAAGCTACCTCGACCTCTTCGACCGTTAGACCAAGAGCTTCTAGTTTTGCAATAGCCGAAGCCTTAGCGTTAATCTTGGCTTGTGCTTTGGCTTGTAGTTCTGCTTGAACTTCTGGCCATAGATCTTCTAGTTCTTCTTCGCTTGGCTTGTCTGATTCATGTAGCCATGTAAGTCCTTCGTATGAATCTCCGTCAAGAGTCCATTCAGAACCAACGTATTTACTGGAAAGAATGCTTGCGATGTCCATTAGACCGCTACCTCCGTTAGTGTAATTGATGAAATAGAACGAGATGAAACTGCGGAATCTCCATCGCTGGTAGACCTATTTATGAAGACAGAGTTACCGCCAACCTCAGTTCTTATTTGCACTTTGTAAGTCGTTGCTGAAGTGGTAGCCGGGCTGTCTAGGAAATCAGCAACTACGTTTATGTTATTAGCTGATGATGTGCCGATTCGTGGGAATGCTGACCTTAATCTTGATCCAGCAGCATCTCCAAGACCAATTTCAGTTGCACCTCGAAGTAACTTAAACAAAGCTGTTGTAGCATCTTGATTTGCGTTAGCACTCATGACTACTTGAACCAAAATTTTGCTAGTTGCAGAGGTTGGAGTTATTGTGGCGGTTAGACCAGTTATATCTGCATAGGTAGTGCTAGACATGCTAAAGGTGTCTGTCTTTGTTACTGAAACAACTTGTAAAATAGGTGAGCTACCTAATGCAACCCAAGCTGAACCGTTGTAGTTTTCGTATTTGTTAGTATCCTGCAACCAGGTAAGCATTCCTTCTAGAGGAGTCGTGATTGCTGCAGCTCTAGCTGTCGAGTTGCTAAATACCATAACCGCTTGATTCATCAAGTTATCGTTGATTTCGGATGCGTTCAATACGCTCCCGTTGGTAAATACTTTGTAAGCCACTAGGCTTCCTTCCATAGTTCGAGTGTCGTGAACCAGTTATCTACATCGATGCGATGAGAGACCTTGATTATAGTGTAGAATCCAACGATGTCTAGCTGACTATTAGTATAGCTGACACCTACCGTCATTCCCGGTGTAAACACCGCTGCGTTAGTCAAAGTCCCTAGTCTGTCAATTGTAGGAGTTTGAACCCGGTTTACTTGGTTTGCGGATCTGTGATTGAAGACTCTATCTGCCCAGTTGTTTAGCTGGTTTAGGTTTGTCGTGTTGATTGCTACGTCAATAGCTGCTTCACCGTATAGATCTATGGAGTCCTGATCTACCCGTTCGGTAAAGATTGCTGGGTCTGATACCAAGGAGACCCGTAGAGAGTTATAGACTGCGTCCGCGTCGGAAAAGACGTTGATTTCGCTCATGCACAAGTGATAATCGTCCCCGTGATTGTTACCGATTATGAATGTCTCTGGAGTTCCAGCCTGGACTCCGGTGCGATGAATAACTACAATCTCTTCGGTATCTTGATCTAGCCAAACCAAACCATTACCAACCAGAAGAGCTTCGTTTACTATGGAGCTGACTAGAACGTTGGTTTCATCTACTACTGGAATCTGACCGCCTACATGATAAGAAGCTGGCGATAAACCTAAACCGGAGTAGATACCAACTAGCTCCCAAACTTCATCTACATGGATGTGAGTTCCAAAGCCAGTAGTATCCCAGACTGCGAACCGAGAGTTCACCAAGGACTTGTAAGCATCGAAGCCTGTGATTTGAATTACGTTAGGCCCATCTGGGAAGTAAGTCACGTCGATTGTGTCTATGTAGCCTTGGAATAAGACTCGGTCTAGTTCGCTATCTTCTAAGCGAATACGGAACTTTGTGTTGGCTCGAATGTTTTTGTTTACCGTTGGGTCTAGTTCATAGCTTTGAAGAGTTAGGTTAGCCGTGGCTGGAGCTGGTTGGAAGTTTATAGAATCTTCAAGTGATCCACCGACAGAGATTTCTGCACGTGCTACGGAGCATTGGACTTCCTGCCACTTTAGACCGGAGCTAGGAGCAAGGACATCGTCCCCGCCAAGAAGTGATACACCAAGAACAAACTCACCAAAGCCACCAAGGACATCGGTTCCGCCAAGTAAAGAGATTCCAAGAATGAATGAGTTACCCTCTTCGTCTGGAGTTAAGAACTCGACCTTTAGGTTTTGATCTATAGCAAAGTTCGTAATCATCGCGCTCTAATTAGGTTCGTTCCACTTGCCCGGTTAGCTCGGTTTATTGCATCGGCTATCTCTTTAGCGGTTGCATCGGTTCTAACGCTTATGTTGTTATTGATCACTGGTGCTGGAGCTTGGAATGCGCCACCGAATAAGCCACGACCTTCTTCATACCTGGTTCCACCCGAAAGAATTTCAGCATTTTGAATTACTTGCTGACCTTCCATAAATCCACCAGCAGCAGATCCAGCAAGAACCGCTCCTGTAGTTGCAACGGCAGAACCGCTAACGAATGCTGCAATACCAGCTGCAGTCTTAAATCCATTTACCGCTACGGTTGCTAGGTTCCATGCGGTAGTTACTCCACCGATTGCAGCAACCATCGGAAGTAACCAATCCTTATTAGCGTCTACCCATTTCACGGCTTCAATCATCTCTTCAATAATTGCAACTATGCCGTCCACAATCTCCTGGAGCTTAGCCTGACCTTCTGGGGTAGCTAGCCAATCGGAGAACTCATTCAGAATTGGAAGCAAGGCCATTCCTACTTGCTCTTGCATCTCTCCAAAGATAATGTTCATGCGTTGGTAAGGGTCGGTATCGGCTGCCGCTTCTGCAGCTCCAGCGAAAGTCTTCTCTAGTTCGCTAAGTGGATCATCGACTCCTCGAAGGGAAGGGATCAGCTTTAGAAGAGCGGTGTCTTGACCTGCCAGGGACTTAGCCATAGCTTGGGTTACGGAGTCTAGGTCTTTACCAGTTGCAGCGGAAGTATCTAACGCAATTTGAAGGTAACGGTTTGACTTAGTAACGTCTCCGGTTGCTATGAATAGCTTTTGGAATGCTGGTCTTAGAATGTCATCGGCTACGGATGTTTGAAGCTGCATAGCCTTTATGGAGGCTTCGGCTTCTGCTACGGTTGCAGCGGTTGCCTTCCCGGTGTTCTCCATGGCAATAGCTAGAAGTTGCTGGGACTTGACATCCTCCACGGCTGCCTTTGCAGCTTGCTCGAACTGGTCTTTGATAAAGCCTAGAGAGAAACCAACACCGATAGCTCCAAGAGCTTTTATCATTCCGCTGGAGATTGCGCTGGTAGTTTTGTTTAGGCCTTGCAGAGATCCTTCTGCGCCCCTGGTTGCATCGGTGAGCTTCTTGAACTCTCCAAGAATCTCTACGTTTAGAGCTAAGGTTCCGGCCATGCTAATCCTTTTTGACTGTCTGTATGAACGCTAAATACTCGCCCATAGTAAGAGCTTTGTATTCCGACGGACTTATGTTGAAGAACCGACAGAACTCCGCCATACGTTTAGCGGATAGCTCCCTTATTCTTTTTTTTCTTCATCACCCTTGATCATGCCAAGAGCGTCTTTCAAACTTACCTTTTTAGCATCTTCCATTTTGTAGTTAGGGTTATCCCTTTTTAGGACTACCCAAACAAAGGCTGCAAGGGCTTTGCCTTTAGGCTTACCGTTACTAAACGCTTCATCGATTCCCGAGTTAGTTAGGTTCTCGATTAGTTCTACTTCTTCAAGAGTCAAACTCTCAAAATCAAACTTGTTCATTCTGTGTTCTCCTTATGGTGTTCGGTTTGAATACTTCTGGAATAGCTTTTCCATGTTATCAAAGAAGGCCTTGTAAACCTGACTTCTAGTCCGAGTTAGTGCATTGGTAAAGAATGGCCTAGGTCTAATGTTCTTAGCCTGGAGATTCTTTCGGTCGTAGTTCCAACCAAAGTGAATCGGGTTAGCGTAGGGAACGGATGAATTGTTACCCGCGCTGACTACAACTTTTCTAGCTACTTTTCTAGCTTTGATTGTTGCCCGGAGTCTTCCGGTGCGAACTGGAACTAAGGTGCGGCCTGAACTAGCTACGATCTCTCCAGCTTCTTGGGATGCCTGTCCGATTTCAGCGGAAGGAACCCCAATAGCTCGAAGTGCTCGAACGGCATCGTTTAGGCCAACAACCTTAACTCCGTTAGCCATGGTTAGGCTGCTGTTACGATCTCTACTCCGAAGTATTTGTTAGTTGCTGGGTCGTGAGGAGTGTTCTTCACGCGCAAGGTAACAGAGAACAGAGCGGTCTCGTTGCTGTTTAGGCTTAGAGGTGGAAGCTCGTTGAATACTGCAACACCTTCGTAGTGAGGAGTGTCAGCGGTTGGAGTAGTGTTTCCGTTTGGAGCAATTACGAATGCAACTTCGGTTCCGTAGTTATCCCATAGAACGCGGTAAAGGCTGGTGTCTTCGCCAGAAGTAATTCCGTCTAGCTGTAGAGCCCATTCTCCACCAACGCGAACTTCGCAAAAGGTCTGAACATCGCCAGGTGCGTCACCTAGAGTTAGCTCAACCATGTTAGCGTCGCATGCGTAGTCGGTTGCTCCGA